CGCGTGATGCTGCCGGACCTGCAGGGCGACATCAGCTTCTCAGGCGTCTACTTCCGCTACGGCGACGGCGACGCGCCCTACGTGCTCGAAAACATCAGCTTCGACATCAAGCCGGGCGAGCTGATCGCGATCGTCGGGCGCAGCGGCTCGGGCAAGACGACGCTCGCGAAGCTGCTGGTCGGCTTCTACGCGCCGAGCGAAGGCAAGATGATCGTCGACGGCTACGATCTCGGCGTGATCGACAAGGGCTATTACCGCGGGCAGATCGGCTACGTGATGCAGAGCAATCTGCTCTTTTCCGGCACGATCGCGGAGAACATCGCGAGCGGCGACGAAACGCCGGACCGGCGGCGAATCGAGGACGTCGCGAAGATGGCCGACGCGCACGCGTTCATCTGCAAGCTGCCGCTCGGCTACGAGCAGGTGGTGGGCGAGCGCGGCATCGGCCTGTCGGGCGGGCAGATCCAGCGGCTGTGCATCGCCCGGGCGCTGTACCACGACCCGCGCCTGCTGGTGTTCGACGAAGCCACCTCGGCGCTGGACACGCAATCGGAAAGCAACATCCTCGCCAACATGCAGGAGATCCTGCGCGGGCGCACGGCCGTCATCATCGCGCACCGGCTCAGCACGATCATGCAGGCAGACAAGATCCTCGTGCTGTACGAAGGCGGCATCGTGGAGCAGGGGCGGCACGAGGAACTGCTCGCGCGCCGCGGCATGTACTACCAGTTGGTCCAGAAACAGTTGAGCGCGGCATGAAGCTATTCAACCAGGGCACGCCTGTTACCTCCGCGGTGTCGTTTGCCGGGCTGATCGAGAAGATCGAGATCCTGCGCTCGACGCTGCGCTGGTCGTCGCGGCTGGAGCGGCCCGAGATCGAGAAGCTGCTCAAGCAGGCCACCACGCTGCGCGACGAGGTGATGGGGCTGTCACACAAGGAGCGCTTCGTGGCGGCCGCCTCGGCCGAGCCCGAGGCGGTGACCGAGGTGGAGCCGGTGGACCTGTCCTCGCGCGAGCGGCGCCAGGCGCTGATGGAGCGCAGCTTCATCTTCGAGGGCACCTTCGGCGACAACCCCAAGCTGCTGGAGGCACTGGAGATTGCGGAGAAAGCCTCCCCGACCGACCTCCCGGTGCTGATCGACGGCGAAAGCGGCACCGGCAAGGAGCTGATGGCGAAGGTGATCCACGCCAACGGCTCGCGCACGGACAAACCGTTCATCTCGGTCAACTGCGGGGCGATTCCGGACAGCCTGCTCGAATCGGAACTGTTCGGCCACAAGAAGGGCGCGTTCACGGGCGCCGCCAACGACCGGCGCGGCAAGTTCGAGAGCGCCCACACCGGCACGATCTTTCTCGACGAAATCGGCGAACTGCCTCTGGTCGGGCAGGTCAAGCTGCTGCGCGTGCTGGAGGCGCACGAGATCCAGCGCGTGGGTTCGGACGAGGTGATCTCGGTGGACGCCCGCATCGTGGCGGCCACCAACAAGGATCTACGGCGGATGAGCCAGGAAGGCACCTTCCGCGAAGACCTGTTCTACCGGCTCAGCGTGATTCATGTGACGTTGCCGGCACTGCGTGAGCGGCGCGACGAGATCGCGCTGCTGGTGGCCTATTTTGGCGATGAGTCCGCTGGGCAGCTCAAGCGCCGTCCGGTCAAGCTGACGCCCCGCCTGCGCGACTTCCTGATGCACTACGACTACCCCGGCAATATCCGCGAACTGCGCAACATCATGTACCGGATCTCCTGCCTGGCCGGCGATACGGCCGATCTGGCGCACCTGCCGCAGGACATCCGCCCCCGGCCGGCGGGGCTGTCCGTGGTGGCGGGGGCAGGGCGCGCCGGCGTGGCGGACGTGACCACGGCGACCTCGCTCGCCGAGGCCAAGCGCGCCGCCAGCGACGAGGCCGAGCGGGCCTTCCTCGAACGGGGCCTGCAGGAAGTGGGCGGCACGGTGGCGGAGCTGGCGCGGCGCTTCGAGATGAATCGCTCGCACGTGCAGATGCTGCTCAAGAAGCACGGCATCCATTCGAAGGATTTCCGGGGCAACCGGGCGGCGGAGGGCGGGAAGTAGGGCCCCTCGCTTCGCTCAGACTTCCGGATTGAGCAGCGTCATGTCGGAGCCGCCGCCGATGTCCTCGGCGCGCAGTACGACAACCGACACGTTGTCGTGCCCGCCATTCACCAGCGCGCGCTGCACCAACTCGTTGGCCGCCGCCGCGCAGTCCCCCGCGCTGGCTGCCAGCACCGCCGCGATGCCGGCATCCTCCACCTCGTTGCTCAGGCCGTCGCTGCAGAGCAGGAACATATCGCCATCGCCCACCTCTAGCGTCAGCACGTCGAGGTCGAGCCGGGTGGCGGCGCCCACGGCGCGCGTGATGGTGTTGTGGGCGGGATGGTGCTTGGCTTCCTCGGCCGTGATCAGCCCCCGGGCGCGCAGCCGCTCCACCTGGCTGTGGTCGCGCGTGAGCTGTTTCAGATGGCCGGCCCGGAAAAGATAGAGCCGGCTGTCGCCGGCCCAGAGGCACCCGCATCGCCGCTCGCAGGCCAGCATCGCCACGACGGTGCTGCCGATCACCCGGACCTTCATCCGCACGGCTTCGTCGATCAGCGCCTGGTTCACGGTCAGCAGCGTCGTGCGGGCGTCGTCCAGCGCGCCATCGAGGCTGCCGGGCGGCCCCAGGCCGGAGAGGGCCTGGACGATGGCCCGGCTGGCGAAGTCCCCCACGGCATGGCCGCCCATGCCGTCGGCCACCGCCCAGATGCCGCGTTCGGTCAGGTCCAGGCAGGCGTCCTCGTTGCGTTCCCGCACCCGGCCGACGTCCGTGGCGGCGGCCGAGCTCCAGCGGAATTCCGTTGCGCAGGTCACGGTGTGCTCCGGCGCGGAAGAAAGCGGCTCCGCGCAAGCGCCGCCCCCCGGGGCAGCATCAAAGGGTGGCCGGTGGGAGTGCCCCCCGGCTACCGGGCAGGACTCAGATCAACCGACCCTTGTTCCGGGCGTCCAGCGCGGCGTCCACGGTGATGGTCGAATTGGGCGCGTTGTTCTGGACGTCGATGTTCTGGAACTGGTTGTTCATCTGATCAGCATAGAAGCTGTAGTTGATCTCGTAAAAGTTCACGACTGGAGACGCGCTCGGGCGGGAGGCCACGTAGGGCTGGATCCAGCCGAACACCCACGGCGCGCCGCCGCCGCGAATGCAGGACATGGCGCGGAAATCCAACACGTGGTGGGTGTCGAGGTCCTTGACGATGAGGGTGGCCATGATGGTCTCCAGAGTCGGGGGGCGGCGCGTGGCGCCATGCCTGTATAGAGCAATCGGTGTGCCACAGGGGCTTTGTGATGCCGGGGGCGCATGGCGGGCGCGACGTGGCGTCGGGACGGCCCGCGGCGTTGGCACCGGCCCAACACCGGGCACGAGGGGTGTCGGCTGGCACCCGCCACAGCTATCCGGCTCTGGATGGGCAAGGTGGAAGCTCGGTTGATGGCCGCCAGCCAACACATCGCTCACAAAACTGTTGGATGGCCGCGCACGGTTTCTGGCCGGGAAGGGGTGCCGATCGCCCGCAACCCCTTGTCCTGCCGTGGTTCGATGGCATTGGCACGCTTGATGCGGTTGGTTGGCATCGACACAGCACTGGCTGCCTCCCACCGACACCGAACCGAGAACCGCCATGAACACCCAAAACCAACAACAAGACGACTACCTGCCCGGCGCCCATCTGGTTACGGAACGCAACGGCTACGTCCATCATGGCATCTACGCCGGCAACGGCCGCGTCATCCACTACGCAGGCTTCTGCCACGCCCTGCACGCCGCCCCGGTCGAGGAAACCTCGCTCACCCAGTTCGCCCACGGTCACACAGTGGCGGTGAAGATTGAACCCTGCGCCCGCTACCTCGGCATGGAAGCCGTCGCCCGTGCCCGCACCCGCCTCGGCGAAGACCACTACCACCTGCTGACCAACAACTGCGAACACTTCTGCACCTGGTGCCTGCTCGGCCAGGCCCGCAGCGAACAGGTGGACGCCTGCCTGCGCCAGCCCCGCGCCGCCGTCCACACCGTCCTGTCGATGGTGCGCGCCCTGCTGGCATCGATCGGCACCGGTACCGGCACCGGCACCGGCCTGACCGCCGCCTGAGCGGACCATCGAACCAACAGGGAGCAAGCCATGAGCGGACTGATCGATTGGGTAGGCTGCGAAAGCCGCCAGGCAAGGGCCTGCCACCGGCGCGCCGCCCGAGCCACCGCCAGCGGACGGCGTGACCAGCAAGGCGCGCGCCGTCGCACCAGCACCCGCCGCCGGCCATGGGCCGAACTTGCCGAGTTTGCTATACTCCGCCCCGTCTTCCGGCTCGGCCGGCCCATGGCGGCTGGCGCACCGTGCAGACGGTCCGCTCGCCGTAGTTCAATGGATAGAACGAGCGCCTCCTAAGCGCTAGATACAGGTTCGATTCCTGTCGGCGGGACCATAATCAAGTCCGCAGCAGTTCTCTAAAGTCCTCCGCTCCGCGATAAATCAAGGCTTTCCGTCCTTTCGACGTTCGTCAAAGTTCGTGACGAATCGTTGGCATCCGGCATTTTTCGAGGCATCATTCGTGGCACCAGTAATGCCACGATTTCCGGTGCCACGAAAAAATGCCCATCCGCGTCGAGCCACTCTCAGACACCAAACTCCGTAACGCCAAAGCAAAAGAGAAACCGTACAAGCTGGCGGACGGTGGGGGCCTGTTTCTGGAGGTAATGCCCGACGGCCGCAAGCTGTGGCGCTTTCGATATTTCAGGCCCTCAGGTAGCGAGAATCGGCTCGGATTCGGCGTGTACCCCGAAGTCACCCTGGCCCAGGCACGCGCGCAGCGCGATTCGGCACGCACCCTGCTGGCCGCAGGCACCGACCCCGGCACCGCCAAACAGGATCAGCGCCTCGCGGCCAAGATCGCCGCCGGCAATTCCTTCGAGGCGGTCGCTCGTGACTGGCATGCCACCCAGAAGGAAAGCTGGAACGAGGTCTATGCCGGCAAGGTCCTCACCTCGCTCGAGAACGACGTCTTCCCCGTCTTGGGCACCACGCCCATCTCCGACATCCGCGCGCCGGCCATCCTGGCGCTGCTGAAGAAGGTCGAAGCGCGCGGCGTCCGCGACACCACGAAACGCGTGCTGCAGCGCATGCGGGCGGTGTTCCAGTACGGCATCGTCTATGGCCTGTGCGACCGCAATCCGGCCACCGATATTGATAGCGAGGTTGTGCTCAAGGCGGCGCCGGTCCAGCACATGGCCAGGGTGCCGCTCGCCGAGCTGCCGCAGCTGCTGCGTGACATCGATGGCTACGAGGGCGACAAGGTCACGCGCCTGGCGTTGCAGCTCATGACGCTGACTTTCGTGCGCACCACGGAAATGATCCAGGCGAAGTGGGACGAGATCGACGATGGCAAAGCCGAATGGCTGGTGCCGGCCGAGCGCATGAAGATGCGCGACCCCCACGTGGTGCCGCTATCCACGCAGGCTCTGGCCGTGCTGAAGGAACTGCGCGACATCAATGGTCACCGCGGCTATGTCTTCTACAGCCCGCGCGGAAAGATGGGCCACATCAGCAACAACACCATGCTGTACGCGCTGTACCGGCTGGGGTACCACTCGCGCATGACTGGCCACGGGTTCCGGGGCCTGGCATCCACGGCGCTGAACGAATTAGGATTCCGACCGGACGTGATCGAGCGGCAGCTTGCGCACGTCGAACGCAACAAGGTGCGGGCCGCCTACAACCACGCTCAATACCTGCCAGAGCGTCGGCAGATGATGCAGGCGTGGGCGACGCACCTTGGGCAATTGCGTTCTAGCTCCGCATCACACAAGCCAAACACATGAAGAACATGGATGGGTAGGTCCGGCGGTAACTATCTCTCTTGGGCCTCTCGCCAGGGGTTGGCCCACTCGGTGAATGGATGGAGGTGTGTGCATAGTGTTCCAGCTATTTCTTGAAAACGATGTCCCGGTGGTATGCCAGGAACTCTGATTGCATGTCATTGAATACGCCAACGTTTGCCATCTCGGAAACACCCCATTTCTGTAGCACTAACCGATCGAGCTTTGACGAGACGAGTAGGTCGCCATTGGCAGTGAAGGAGATCATGCCTCTATCAAAGAGGTGATCGATGTGAGGAGATAGAAGAAGTCCATTGCATCCGTTCAATTTCTCTTCGTCATTGCAGTCCTTCCAAGGCTTTATGTGGCTGGCCCGCAAGTGTTGAATCTCGGAAATGCCGGTAACTCGGCATTTTGACTCATTGAGTTTGACGTTGGCCTTGAAAATGCCTTGGCCGCGACGCGCTTTTACGAGCTGATCCTTTGTGGTTGCTCCGATGTCGGTTCTACCCCGAATTGAGCTCTCCTCGGCGTCGTCGCTTTCGTCTCTCTCAGGGGTTTCGCTGCTTAGCTTTTGTAGGGTGCGGGTGTACTCGGGGCCGATCAAATCGATCAGGCGCTCGGCAAGTGCGTTGGGTACCGCCGCAAGGTAGACGGACTGAAGGCCATCCCCGACGGTCGACAGAGGAGAATACTTTGCTGGCAAATGCTCCAGAAGCTGTTCAATGAAGTCTTTCGGGCGGATCTGGTGTTCCAGTTCTCCGAACTCAACGGGGACGTACCACCCCTCATTGGACCAGTTGGATCCTGCAGTCCTGAACTGTGGCTTTGGTGACGACTGTGCACGTCCGGTGGCAACCCCAACTGCCCGGATCCTCGTGTCGCAAAAGGAGAAGATGATGTCTCCGGCTTGCACCTCCTGCATGTTGTCGTAGAACTGATTCCTATGGCCATTTGCCTTGGTCTTTGGCGACCACATGAATTTTCCATGCACCTCGAACTTATAAGTTTGATTCTGATTGACCCACCAGTAACGCATGAAAATCCCGCCCTGAGTTCTTCGGTTGAACGATGGTGCTCATGATCGCAGGGCCGGGCGTGTCGGGCAAGCCACACGGCGGAGGGTTCTCGGAATCGAAGGCGGTACACCCCAAGAGGTGCTTTACCAACCCGGGCGCGCCGCAATTTGATCTCTCGGACTGCCACGTGGCGTCTGTCGCCTTGATAGCAGTGGTTGGTCAGCATGCTAGGATGCCCTCCCAGAATAATGGAGAAAAGACATGAAAAGTTGGAGCTTGTTCTGGGGGGTTATGGGTTCGCTGGCAGCGGTATTCTTGATCTCGGTAGCGGGTGTGACCAGTTTGGGGCGGGAGGCGTACAGTTCGAGCGCCATGGCGAATTGGGTGCAGGCGGTAGGATCGATCGGCGCGATTTTTGGTGCCGTTTGGTTGGCGACTGCGCAGAGCCGAACCGTGCGTCAGGAGAAACAAGTCGCCATTTTTGCGGTAGTGCATGCGGCAGTCGTTGAAGCGCGAAGATTCCGCGATTACCTCGGCACCGCCGACCCAGAGCAGGATCTCTATCTCAGCTACCATCGATCCATCGTTGATTCATATTTCGGTGCGCTGTCCAGTTGTCCGGTGCACGAGCTTCATTCGCCCATAGCGGTGACCGCCCATTTGAGGCTTCGTGATCAGCTTCCATTCCTGCGGGATTCGATTGAGGCGTGCATCGCTGGTCCTGCGAAACATCCAAAATGGAAAGCGGAGTTTGATGCGCTCGATGGGGCTTTGATGAGCGACGAGAAATTGAGGCTTTGGGAAGAGCGCACCGAACAGAAGCGAAATGTTCTGAGGCGAAACGTCGAGGTCCATATAGACGCGATTGAGAAAAGGTACGGAGAAATGGCGTCGGCTCTCGGTGACGTGCGTGTGGGCTGATTTCATGCTGACCTCGATTCTCACGCTGCTTCCTCGAACAGGCTGCGCTGGATTGGCGCGTCTGCCCGCTCCCAAAACGTCAGGGATTGCCGAGCCTCTATCCGCTCACGCATAATCTGCGCGCGCGCCTCCTTGCTGGCCGGGGTATAGGTGCCACGCCATGCGCGATCGATGCCGACGTTCTGTGCAATGTTCGTGCTATCGGCGCTGGCAAAGGGGAAGCGGCTGAAGACCTCCGGGTCTAGCATGCGCAGGCCATGGAGCTTGCACACGGGCCGGCCGGCGCGGTCACAGACCACATCCATCGCTTCGGCCATGCGCGTCCACCAGCGGCCCGTGCCGATCTGGGCGAAGTCCCCCGAGCTGCCGAGGCACACGCGCGGCCACGTCAGCGCCAGGCGTTCCAGCCGCTCTAGGCTCTCATGCAGATGCCATACCGGTGCGCCAACCCACGGAGCGCGCTCGCGCCAAGGCCATTCCTCGACCAGCGCGTCGTTGGCCGACTCGTCTCCGTCGATCACGTCGGGGATCACGGCAAAGTCGAAGGCCGGATAGCGGTGCAGTTCGGCCACCCACTCGTAGAACGGCTCCCAGTCCGTCACGGGGGCGCCGGAGCGCCACGCGCTGAAGGCGCCATTGTCGACGGCGAAGGACTGGGCGACATCCAGCACGATCCCCAGTTGCTCCGGGTAGCGGAACGACACGAAGGCGTGTCCGGAGAAGACCGCTTTGGCAGCCGCCGTCGTGGGCGTGATGGGCATGCCGTGGTAGTGAATCATTCGCACAGTCCGTAGGACGATGAGCAAGCAGTGGGCTCGTCGAGTTGATCCAGAAGGCTGAATTGCCGGCCGCCGCGTGTGGTGCGCGCCCATTCCACCTTCTGCCAAACGTTGCCGCGTTCACGAGCAGTCTCGTTGTCGCCGGGTGCCGGGAAGAATGTCGCGTTGGCGCGTTTGCTCACGTCGGAGACGATGTCCTCCCATTCCGCGATCCGTTCGATGTGAGCCTTGTCTTGCTTCGCCCAGGCGTTGATTTCTTCCTTGCTGGAGTTGATGCATACACAGCCGACCCGCTTGCGGCCACGGAGGTAGAGGGGGTTAGGCTTGATGCCGTACAGTCGGTGGGCCTCGAACACGTCTTCCCATGTCCAACGCAGAATCGGGCGATAGTTGAACAGGCCAGCACCGACCTCATCAAAGTCAACGACGCACGCGCCGGTGCCTTGGAATCGCGTGCGTCGGGACTGGCTCTCTTCGATACGGACGCCTTGCCACGACCACACCATGCTTCCCGTTTCCTCGATGATGGACATGAGGTGTTCAGTGATGGGTATTACCTTCAGTTCGTGCGTGCAGAACTGAGCCATGCGGCTGGGGAAGCGGGCTTTGATGATGCAGAGATCAAGAAAAGCAATCCCGGTGGGACCGCGATCGAAAACTCCGAGTGCGCGAGCGACAGTAGCATCGGGGACGCCTTTTGTCGGCCATACATCGCGTACATAGTCCCGGCGTGTCCACCACTCTCCAGAAAAGTCCCGTCGGACTCGATGGATGGTCACGCCTAGGGCTTCCGCGAGATAGTCCACGTACTCGTAGGTGATCTCGTGCTCGTTGTCGGTGTCAGCCATCACGAAGCGACACGCTGCACGACCATGCTGCTCAATGGCGAGGATGGCGGTCGCCGTGCTGTCCTTTCCGCCGGACATGGAGATGACGTGGACGACGCTCATGCTACGATGCCTCCCAAAAAATGGGAGGGTCCATGGAAAGCAACGCCGCTGCCTTGCAGCAAGTTATTGCGGCCTGGGTTCAGGCGATCGGCTCGATCCTGGCCATAGCTGTCACTGCGTTGATCTTCTGGAAGCAGTCCGCGGCCGAGCGGAGGCGAGCGTCTGAAGCCGCGTTTGCGAAGCGGCTGAGCGACGTCAGACGCGCACAAGCTGTCACGTTCTGGGCGGTCGAGGCGATAGGAAAAGGGGCAGAGAGCAGGGAGCTTGGCGGTGCGGGCAATGGTCTGCCGTTTCGACCTGCGCGCTTGGATCACCTTAGGCAGATGCTCGAACAAATTGCTCAATCGTCGGACGATAATCCGACGTCTCTGGCACTGCTGATGATCTGTCATAACCTCGACGATGCTTTCATCACGTACACGCAATTTCCCGATCAGTATCGGGACGTGGAGGTGAAGGCGCTCTACAGAATTCGAAAGGAAGCCCAGGATAACTACGACCGAATAGTTGCCTACCAGCAGCGTCTTGAGAGTGAGGCGTTCACCCGCGGCGTTAAGATCGAACGACTCACCGGCGATTGACATCCGCATCACAGCCGCTCCGCCCGCGCGGACCCGCCGTCCCAATCAGCCCGGCGAGTCCCCGCCTGCATCTCGTCAATGCTTCGCCATGCCCGCGCGCGCCACTCCGCGCCGTGCTGGAGCGCCAGTTGGATCAGCCAGTGGAGCACGTACGCCTGCTCTTCCTCGCAGCGTTTCGGGATGTCCGTGCCGGCGGCACGCAGCGCATGCGCGATGGGCGTGGTGGTGTAGAGCATCAGGCCGAGCACCTCGAGCAGCGCGTCGGTAGGCTCGGTCGGGTAGGGCAGCGTGCCCGGGGTAATCTCCGCAGAATTTGCGGAGATTAGCGGCGTATTCTCCGCATGCTCGCTCTCGGGCGCGGCACCCGGCGCCGTGGCTTCGAGGCTCTCACGCAGGCGCTCTCCCGCTCGGATAGTCTCATCGCGGATCTTCTTGTTGCTCGCGGACAGGCGCAGCTCAGGATTGGCGACGGTGGTGTTGTAGAAGTCGCGCGCGACGGCGCGCAGGCGCAGCAACTGGCGCGCCATGGAGACGAGCGCATGGGCGTCACGCCATTTCATCGTGCCGGCCACGGCGGCCCGCTCGAGCGCATCAAGGTTCATGGTCATCGTTTCTTCCCGTTTTTGAATTCTTCTTCCCTCTCAGCCATCCACTTCGCCTGGCGGCGCGCCGCCCACACGCTCGCGGCGATGTAGGTGATGGCTGCGACGACTGTTATGCCCAGTGCGGCGGTGGTGGACATCAGTGTTTCCCGCGCGTGGCTTCGATCTGTTCGTCCACCCACTGCTGCACCTCTTCCTCGACCCAGCCGCTGGCGCGGCCGAGCTTGATCGGAGAGGGGAACGTGTGGTCCTTGATGCGGCCGTAGATGGCGGTCTTACCCAGGCCTACGCGCTCGCAGACTTCGGGCAGCCGGATGATCCGGCGTTGCTGTTGGGTGTTCATGCTGCCTCCCGTACCGTGCCGACCTCGTGGTCTTCGATCCAGAATGACGTGATATTTGGCGGCAAAGACGTCGGCGCGGTCTTGAGGCTCATGAACACCAGTGCGGTGTCGATGTCATAGACAGCAGCTAGGTCGTCGAGCCACCAGAACAGCCGATCACGCTCGGCACCGATCAGCACGTCAGCACGGTCCAGCACCAGCAGGCGCAGGTCCGTCAGGTGCGTGATGGCCTCGGCGATCATTGCGTCGGCGCGCCACTTCTCCGATTCGGACAGCAAGGCGTAGGGGCGGCCGCCGTCGGCGGTGATGGACATGTCCGCCTCGATCCCGATGCGTGCCCATTCCGACAGGTTGGCCATGGCTGCCAGGCGCTCATTGATCGGGCCCAGCGCCTCGGCCAGCAGCTCGGCGGGGATGCCGCTGGGGCCCAGTGCCTCGGCCAGTGCATCCCATGCCACTACGTCGGCGTGGTGCTGCGCGGCCATCGTGGTCTGCTCAGCGGCCTGCGCGGCGGCGCGCTGGCCTGCGCGCACGTCTTCCAGCTCTTTGCCGGTCGCAGCAATGGCTGCCTGCAGGTTGGCCAGCTGAGCCTCGACGGTCTTCCGCAGCTCCGCATCCTCGTCGCCGGTATCGGCCGCGGCGTCCTTGCGCAGCAGGTCGAGCTGCGTCGCGGCATTCTTCGCCCCATCGCGCTCGGCGGTGCGGCTCTTCAGCGCGTTTTCCAGCACGGTCAGGCTGCGCTCGTACTCGGGCAGGCGGCCGGCCGCTTCCGGATCGGCTTGCGTAGGCTCGCGCAGGGCCAGCTGGCCGGCCAGGTACTGCAGCAGCACGCCGCATTCGGGGCACGCGCACGGCATTCCCGCCGACTTGCCGCCGGCGGCCGCACGCATGGCTTCGACCTTGGGCAGGAAGGCATCGCGCTCGGCTTGGGCGCGGTCGGTGGATTCCTGGGCCTTGGCCAGGCCGGCAGCCTTGTCGGCCAGCTCGCGGATCTTCGTGTCGCGGGCGGCGCGCTGGCGCGCGGCGGCGTCCATCTCGCCCAGCTGGCGCTGCATGTCGCCGGCCTCGGTCGACGCCTCGGCGATGTCGGCCTGCAGCTCCGAGATCGTTGCGTTCACGTCTTCGGGGGCGGGCGCGCCGGCCGGCACCGAAGCCTTCCAGTCGCCGGCCTTCACCGACCCATAAGTCTCGCCAGTGACGGCGCGCCACGCGCCCTTGGCGGCCGTGGCCTTGGTCTGCGCTTCCTTCGCGGCGGCGTCGAAGCCGGCGCGCACCAGCGGCAGGACCGCCTCGATCTTCTTGGGCTGGCAGCCGCGCGCCACCAGGCGCTCGCGAACCAGGTCGGTACCGAGCTTGAGGCCCATCAGGTCGAACAGGAACGCGCGGCGTTCTTTGACCTCCAGGCGGGCGAAGCGCTGGGCATCCAGCACGTACGGCAGGCGCGGGTCAGCCTGCAGCCCGGCGGTCAGCTTGCCCGAGGGCAGGGCGATGCTGTTCGCTTGCGGGCCGGCGGATACGACCACCGTACCCGTTTCTGCGCCGTCGTGAAGCAGCTGGCCATATTCCTTCTTCAGGCCTACGCGCACGCTCTCGCCGGTCAAGGCCATGCGGACAGCTTCTTGCAGGCTGGACTTGCCTGCGCCGTTCGGGCCGCAGATCAGCGACACCGGCGTGGCGGGGATGATGTCGGCCGCCCGAAGGCCGAGGAAGTTGCGGGCGTGGATGGCGGTGATCTTCATGCGGCAGCTCCTTGGGATGCGATGACTTGCCGGTTGCCTTCGGCGTCGGCCGAGGACACGACTTGGTGCTCTTCCAGCGCTTCCAACAGGCGAGCGGCGCGGTTATAGCCGATGCGAAGATGGCGCTGAATCAGTGAAATGGATGCGCGGCGGTGGGCGATGACCAGTTCGCGGGCTGCGTCGAAGAGTTCGTCCTCGTCTCCCAGCTCGTGGTTGTACTGGCCGGCGTCGGCATTGCCGCTGCCAAAGTCCAGTTCGCTGTCGCCAGACATGAGGCTGAGATCGATCTCGTCCTGCAAGAATTCAGCAACGCGCGCGACTTCGTCACCGCTGGGCTTGAACGACACCGAGAAGGTGATCCACACCTTGAACCCGTCCTTGGGCTCAAGGGAGAACTTCTTCACGCGCACACCGGTGAACGTGCTACCCACCATGTCGAGTCGATAGCTTTCGAGTTCATGCCCGTAAGTGATTGGCCCCATGATCTTGTTGCGCACGGCGCCGTTCGAGAAGAAGACGAAATTGGCCAGGAGTTCATCGAAAAAGCTCATGATGTGAAGGTCGGCGACTGCCTTGAACTTCAGATCGAGTGCCAGTTCCTGGTTGTCCTCAGGTCCCTCTTTGCGCGTGTTCAGGTGCAGGATGGTGGCCTTGCCCATGAAGTGGAATTTGTCCATTTCGGTGTCCTTTGCTTGCGGGCCGCGCCTTGGCATTCGGCGGCGCGGCGCTGTTCTTCCTCCCGCGCTACAGCCGTCCGCGCGGGCAGTCCTCTCTCACAGGTGTTTCAGTCGGCGTTGATGGGGGCGCGCTGGCGGCGGGTGGTCGTTTGCGCCGGCGCGACATCCTCTGCCGGCTGCGTCAGCTCGCGCATGCGGCGCGAGGCGACCTGGTGCAGCGTGGCCTGTTCCGCTTCGCCTACCACTTGCTTGATCTGGCTGCGGGCGAAGTCGAGGTCTTCGACGGTCTGCGCCTGCAGCAGCTCGCGATTCACGTCTTTGAAGCTGAGCGGTGCGCTGTCGCCTTGTTGCTGGCTGCCTTCGTCAGCCGGAATCAGCTCGGCTTGCTGGCCGCCGCCCTCGTCGCCTGCATCGTCGGGCGACTGGTTGTCGTCCGTCGCCCCCGTCGGTTCCTCGGGGTGCTCGACTACCTCGGCGGGCTGGGCCGCGGCGGTGCGTGCCGCGCCGCGCAGTTCGTTGACCGAGGCGCTGGCCACCGAGTACGAGCCGTCCGGGTTCAGGTCGATGATGTCCTGCGCTTCCTCGACGGTCTGCAGGCCCATCAGCAGCTCGGGGGCGTAGAGCTTGCCGAAGAAGCTGGCCGTGCGGTACCGCAGCATGACCTCGTCCATGGTCTGCCACTTGCTGCCGTTCTTTGTGTACCAGCCTTCCTTCACTGCCATCTCGATCGACACGGCCGGCGATTCCAGGCGCTCTCCGGTTTCCTTCTCGATGGCCCAGGCGATGCAAACCTTGTCGAGGATGTCGACCTTCTTCGTGACGCTGGTGCGATTGCCGCCTTCCCAGACCGTTTCAGTGCGCTCGACATTCTTCTTGCCCAGCACCTTGATATCGAAGCGCAGCGGTGAGAATCGACCGCTGCCATTGATAGCGGCGATGATCCACTGCGACGACCAGGACGGACGGCCTTCGACGATGTACAGGTTCTGCATCACCATCAGGGGATCGGCGCCCATGCGCTGCGCCATGTTCAGCGCGACGACGGCGTTGGCCAGCGCGTTCGGGTTCTCGCGCGATTCCTTCACGTTGCCGTACTTGTCCAGCTTCTCGATCACCTTGCGGTACGCCGCAGGCACGAGGGTGGACGATGCGAGCAGGTTGGCGGCGCGCTGCATCAGTTCGAAGGACTGCAGACTGCCGAAGCCCATCGTGACGACGGGTGCAGGGGCGGCTTCGCGCACGGCGGGCGCGCGCATTTGTTCAAGGGTGGCGGTTGCGGACATAGCGGTTATCTCTCGAAGTTTCGAAATTTCGAAATTTGTGGTCAGGACTTGTAGGGGCAGGTGGCGTGGCGCGGGCAGTACTTCGCCGAGCACAGCACCGACTTGCCGTTGCCGTAGAAGGCGCCGGAATGGATGAGGCGGGAAGCGTGCTGCAGCAGGCCCGGTTGTTCTTCGGTGCCCAGCAGCGCCGCGCGCGGGGAGGCGATCTCGCCCACGCCAACGCGCTGCGCTGCGGCCGTCTTGCCAGTGTTCAGGCCGACGATCTGCGCCGGCGCGCTGATGGGGATGCCCAAGGCGTGTTCGGCCAGCAGCTCATAAACGCCCAACTGCGGGCCGTGCCCGGCGGTGACGGCGACGCCATCGGCGCCCACGGCCCGCCCGCCGGTCTTCAAGTCGCTGATGCCTGCGCCGCCAGTCGTGGTGCGCACGCGGTCGGTGGTGCCAGTCAGCGCGAGGCCCAGTTCGGGGATCTCCAAACGATCGCAGGCAATCTCGACGCCGATGTAATGCTGGCGTGGGGCGATGTCGACGCAGTAGCGCGCGTGCAACGCAAGGCCGATGCGCTCGGCGTCGGCCGGGTTGGTCTCGTCCCAGTCCACCTCGGCATTCTTGTCGCGGATGGTGTCGACCAGCGCGCCGGCGGCGTCGTCGGCGGTGATGGGCGCGCCGTCGAGCGTGGCCTGGTCGAACAGGCCGGTGCTGGCGTGGACGGCGGTGCCCAGATGCGCGGCCGCACCGGACGGCATGCGCATGCCCAGGATGTGCTTCGCTTCCCAGCGCGCCGGGCAGTCGAAGAGTTCAGCCAGCGAACTGGCGCGGATGGTGACGATGTTCATGGGGTCGGCCTCAGTGGATGCGGATCAGTTCAGGTTCACCGCTGGCGAGCCAGCGGCCGGTGGGGCGGAAGCCAGCGGCGCGCTGCACGCGCAACCAGGCCTCCCAGGTGATTTCGGGATTCACGTGGCGCTCCGGGACGTGGTGGTGGCAGGCTGGCTCGGCTCGGCGCTGGCCAGGTGGTAGACGAGAAACAAGGCCGCCATGGCGAGGGTGGTGCCGACCCAGAGGGCCAGCAGCTCGGCGATGGCGCGGCGGGTGGTCGGGCGGCGCTTCATTGCCATCCCCGGCTGAAGAGGGTTGCGGCCAGCACCACCAGCGGCGGCGCCGTGCAGATCAGCAGTGCGATGAGGAAGAAGTCGCGGTTCATGGCCGGGCTCAGTCCAGGCCAAAGCAACGGACCATCACCACGTACTCGTCGCCTTCCCAGAAGCGGTAGGCGATGGCGGGCGAGCGGTAAATGTCGAGGGAGTTCTTGCGGTCGAGCGCGGCCTCGTAGACAGAATCCTCGGCCGTGCCGCGGAACTCGAAATGGTCGCGGCCGTGGATCCGAGTCACCGTCTCGCGCACCAGAGTGCGGATGGAAACCACCTGGCCGCCGGCGGCGCGCTGCTGCGCGTCGTGCGCATGCTGGTACGCGGCAGCAAGGGGAATGGCATTTGGCATCGTCTGTCTCCAGCGGTGAGGGGACGTCTGCGGGCGGTTACGGACTGCCGCGTACGTCCTTGATGGAGAGATTAAACATGGCGTTTAACGCGAAGTCAAACAAAATGTTTAATCTGAGGGCGAAAAAAAACCTGCGCGGGGGCAGGTTGGGGTGTCAGACGGGAGGTGATGCAGGCCCGCTACATCCTATTTTTGATCTTTCGGGCCGGCACCGGGTGCGCAACGTAGTACATCCACGTCACATCTGCCGGGTCGAATGTGAAGACTTCTGGGTCGTTGTAGCTTCCGAGGCGGATGCCCTGTCGGCGCGACAACAGGCGCTTGATCATCGTTTCGCCGGTGTTGAGCCGCACGAGGACGTCATCTTCCAGCTCAGGCTCTGTGCCTGGCTCGACCAATGCAAATTCGCCAGGATTGAACCGGGGGATCATCGACAGGCCCACGACGGGCGTCAGGAATGCGTGCGGATCGGCACTAGCGATCTCTGCGACTTGTTGCGTTGCTCCCACAGGGTAGTCTCCGTCCGTCCAGATCCGGTCCGGGAGGCCGCCTTGAGCCCGACCCACGACAGGGATCTCACGGTATTTCGCTACGCTGGCCTGGTAGGTCAGCGGCGTAGGGTCGGCCTGTTCGGTCGTCTTCTTCTTGGGCTTGGTCCCCTTGGGGGGGGCGGGCCGTGGCCGCGGGTCGTCGAAGACCGCAGCGCGGGGGATGCCCTTGCCCATGACCAGCCATACAGCATTGAAGCCAAAGGCTTCCTGAATGCCGACCGCCTGGTCCAGCGGGATCGATGTGATCTCGCCTGACAACCATTGGTTGACTGTCTCTTCTGTGACCCCGGCAGCCTTTGCTACGGCATGCGGCTTGATATCGGGTTCTTCCAGAAGCACCCGAATTCGATCATTCAAGCCATTGGCGGTGTCGTTGCCCGTCTTGATTGACGCGTCATACGTCATCGACCCTTTGCCGGTTTGAAGCCAGGTTGCGCTGCAGCCAATGTTCTTCTGGGCCTCGAGCATTCCGAGTCTAGACATGCCCCGGCGCTCCCAGTTGTTGATGGTCTGCTGGGATTGGTTGAGCGCCCGCGCAACGTCCGTTGGCGTCTCAAGATTCTTCAGGGCGAGTGCCGCCTCATAGAGGCGAACCATGGTCTGGTGCATGCGCGGCATCGTCGCATAAGTAAACGGTTCGTTGATAAACACCGTGTTTGCGTTTTCATTAAACATCATGTTTAATGTCGCCATGGAACGCGACGACACTCTCGAGATGGACCGTGAACTCATTGAGCGACTTGGCGGCCCCGCCAAGGTCGCCGAGCTGCTTGGCTTCGACAAAAAAGGGGGTATCCAGCGCGTCCACAACTGGAAGGAGCGCGGGATCCCGGCGGCCGTGAAGCTGGCTCACCGGGAAATCTTCTTGAGTCCTCGGAAACCTGAAGATCGCTCTGGCATGTAGGTGCGGCGCGTCCGTGCTTTGTTGAACGGACCCTTGGCGGTCCGACCGGGGGTATGACCATGCTGCGTCGTGCGCAGTCGCTTTCTGTTGTTCCGCGCCCGGGCCTGCGCCCGCGCGGGTCTCGCCGCCATGCCGCCCGGCATCAGGTAGTAGCACCCGTTTCCCATTTCATTCTGGCCGGCTGCCGTGACGCCCGGCTGTGTTGTTTCGTTGGGGTCAATCCTATGGAATCGATCGAGCACATTGGAGCATCGCATGCCTAGCTTGGAATCGATGGTCTTGAACCGCGTTGCTCCGCTCACGCAGAAGAAGGTGGCCGAACGCATCGGCGTGGAAGCGACGAATTTCTCGCGCTTCCTGAACAACAGCGGGCACCGCCTGAGCTTCGCCGAGTTCTGCACGCTGTTCGAAGTGCTCGAGCTGGATGTCGTCGCGCCCGGCGATGACAGCATGGTTTGCCTGCCCCGCGACGAATACCAGGCGCTGCGCACGCTCGCCCGGAAGGGACTGGAGGTGGCGTGATGGACGAGGTGATCACCCTCAGCGTTGCCGTGTGGATGTTCCTGTTGGTGGTGGGCTCAGTGTTGTGGGGGTTGCTGAGATGAGTAAGAAAAACGACACCTGGATGCCGCTCTACATCGGCGACTACCTGGCCGACACGTCGCGGCTGACCACCGAGCAGCACGGCGCCTATCTGCTGATCCTGATGGACTACTGGCGCAACGGGCCGCCGCTGGACGACGATGAAGAGCTGGCCACGATTGCCAAGCTTTCCGTGTCGCAGTGGCGCAAGCACGCGCCGAAGATCCGGGCGCTGTTCGCGCCTGTCGAAGGCCGCCTTGTGCAGAAGCGAGCCGAGCAGGAACGCGAGCGGGCCGGCTTGATCAGTAACAAACGCCGTGAGGCCGGGAAGCAAGGCGCTGCCAAGCGGTGGGGCAAAGAAGGTGACAAACCGGATGGCAAAGAGGTGGCAAATGCTATGGCAAATGGCATAGCAAATGGGATGGCAGACCCATCGTCCGAGCCATGGCAAAACGATAGACCGTCACAGTCACAGTCACATAACACCATACCTACTTCAAGCGGCGTAGGTACTTCACACGGTGTGGGCCCTGTGGATAACCCCGCGCCGCCGCCGCTTTCTGCTGACGCGATGGGCGACCTGCTGGTGCAGCTGGAGGCCGAGAAGGGCAGGGCGTTGCGGCTGTCCTCGCGCGCGCACGAGGCGTTGCTCCGGATTGCAGATCGTTGCATCGGCGTGCCGGCGTTGCTCCGGGCTCATGCCCTCGCGTGCGCGCGAAGGGATGCCGACAGGGACACGTCGCCGGTGAACCCGGGCTTCCTGGAGATGTTCCTCGACGAGGCCATGGCCGAGCAGAAGGGCGGCACGCCGCCCGCGACCGAGTGGGATGCCACGCCGGAAGGCGTTCAAGCCAAGGCGGAAGAGCTGGGCGTCCAGCGCGACCCGGACGAGCACGCGATCTGGTTCCGGCTGCGCATCATCGCCGCGTCGCGCGACCAGCGGCTCATGGAACGCGAGGTCAGCAAGGCCGAGCGGATGAACCCGGGCGAGTTCGAGCGTGTGTACCGGCTCATGTACGGCGTAGCGCCGGGGCAGGTGGTGCCATGACGGTGCAATCGCTCTTCGACCAATCGCGGCCGCTGCGCCGGGTGGTGTTCGCCATCCCGGGCCAGCCGGTGGCCAAGGGCCGGCCCAAGTTCGCGCGGCAGGGCAGCTTCGTCCGAACCTACACGCCCGAGAAGACCGCCACCTACGAGAACCTGGTGAAGCTGGCCGCTACACAGGCCATGTCGGGCCGGCCGCCAATCGAGGGCCCGGTCGAGCTGTGGCTGGACATCAACCTGCAGATCCCGGCCAGCTGGTCCAAGAAGCGCCAGCGCGACGCCGCAGCGGGTCTCGTGGCAGCCACGAAGAAGCCTGACGCCGACAACGTGCTCAAGGCCGTGAAAGACGGCATGAACGGCATCGTCTGGCTGGACGACGCCCAGGCAGTGGAATACCGCATCAGCAAGCGCTACAGCACGTCACCATGCGTGCAGGTCAGCGTGGAACAGTTGCCGCTACAGGCGGCGTGAAGGAATGAATGTGACCGGGGAAAACACGATGGAAGAACGCCTTTTCGACAGCTCGCACGCGGCGCTGGTGTTCGCGTTCAACTACTCGGGCCAGCAGTACCAGGCATCAGCCATGAACAAGGCCATGACGCCGGCCATCGGCTCGGGTAAGGGGCTCGTCGGCCTCGACGGTGCCGCGCAGGCCGGCATGATCCGCAGCGAACTGGGCATGCTGCCCGAGTTGCACCAGGCGGTGCTGACCGCTCGCTGTGCGCCGCGCGACGTCATCTGCGACTGCGGTCGGCCATGCTGCGCCGCGCGCAAGCCCAACCCGGAATGGAATGCGGCAATCGTCTGGCTGACCGAGCGCGCCATGCAGCAGCTGGCCGGCTCGTTCTCGCACTACCGGGTGCGGCGGTCCATACTCGAGAAAATCTTCGGCGTCCGTGTCGACCTGCAGCAGATCGCCGAGGACTGCGGCGCGCACCGCAACACGGTCAGCGCCCAGAACGCGAAGCTGAAGCTGTGGATCGAAGGCGAACGGAAGAAGGGGCTGACGGCGGCGCCCGGCGTTGAGTCCGTGGCCTGGCGGGCCATCGAGGCGCGACTCATGGCAGCCGGGATGGTTGCCCTCGAAGAGCAGGCCGAAGCGTAGCCGTTTTTCGAATTTTTCTTGACATTGTGCATTTCGTGCACAAAAATGCCCCTCATTCGATACACCTACGAACTACGTCCAGAGCCCGCGCAAGCGGGCTTTTGCGTTTCAGCGGCTCATGCCAGGCTCAGTTCCAGGCGTTTGCCCAAGGCGGCCAGCGCCTCTTCGATGCGGTCGATTTTGGTCGTATGGCCCAGATCCAACAGCCGATTCACTTCCTGCTTCGTCGTGCCAATGCGGCCAGCCAAATCCGTCGGCCGAATCTGTTGCGCCAGCATTTCGTTGAGCAACAGCACCTTCGCCGCGGCACTGGCCGGCAAGCCGACAAGCTGCTCGCCTTTTTTCGCCTTTGACGGCGGCGGAACAGGGCGCTTGTCCTCGAAGTAAAAGTCCATCGCGGTCAACAGCGCGTCGGCGGCCATCGCCAACGCTTCGGCCTCGGTATCGCCTTGCGTGATCGCTTCGGGAATATCCCGGAACGTCACGACAAAGCCACCCCCTTCCTCCGGGGTCAGGGTTGCTGGATATTGCATGGTCATCCTTTGTTTGCGGTGCGGTGGAGCGTCGCAAGGACAACCCCTTTCGGGGCCGTCCTCACTTTAAGTTCAGTTGCCGTTTGATCCCTTCCGCCGTGCCCGTCTTGATCTCGGTATGCCGGGGGATCGTTGTCTGCTTGCCGTTCAGGTAGACCTTGGTGTGCTTTGCACCTTCTTTGAAGGTCGCACCCTGTTGGGCCAGCCATCGGACAAACTCACTTCGCTTCACCGCACCTCCATTCGTTGTTGCGATGAATGAATGGTAAACAAAAAAGATTACCAACGCAAGAACATTCGTAATCTTTTTTGCTTACCGGTTGCCAACTGACATCGCTGCACAGGTTGTCTCCTCCGCCCTCCCAGGTGGTTTGCCCGGCTACCCGTTCCGGGCGTTTTTTATTCCACGTCCGAGCATTTTTACCGCGTATGAAAAAGCCAGATCAGCTCACAATCCGCTACCGCGCGGCCGATGAGCTGGTCCGCTATGAGCGCAATGCACGGACGCACAGCGCCGCTCAGCTCGAGCAGATCAAGGCGTCGCTGCGCAGATTCGGCTGGACCAATCCGGCGCTGACTGCCGGCGACGAGCTGCTGGCTGGCCATGGCCGCCTGGAAGCGGCCACGCAGCTGTGGGCGGCTGGCGAGACTATCGCCAACTGCCCGGTCCCGGGCCAAGTGCCCACGGTAGACCTGTCGCACCTGTCGGCGGACGAGCGCCGCGCATACATCCTCACGGACAACAAGCTGGCCGAGAACGCTGGCTGGGATGTCGACCTGCTGGCCGCCGAGCTGGTGGACCTGCGCGACGCCGAGTTCGACCTGACGGTGCTCGGCTTCACGCCGGACGAGCTGGGCGAGCTGCTGGACCCACCGGGCCCGGCGCCAAGCACGCAGCGCCGGACGCTGGCCGAGCAGTTCATGGTGCCGCCCTTCAGCACGCTCAACGCACGCGACGCGGCGTGGCAGGAACGCAAGGCCGCATGGCTGGGCCTGGGCATCCAGTCCGAGCTGGGCCGCGACGCGCCGGCCTATGCGTCGGCGTCTGACCACCAGAAGGCCGAGCAGGGCGCCGCGCCGCAGCACCGCACCAGCATCTTCGACCCGGTGCTGTGCGAGCTGGCCTATCGGTGGTTCTGCCCGCCGGGCGGCCTGGTGCTTGACCCGTTCGCCGGTGGCAGCGTGCGCGGCGTTGTCGCGGCGCGCCTCGGGCGCCCGTATGTGGGCATGGAGCTGCGCGCCGAGCAGGTGGACGCCAACCGCGGCCAACTGCACCTGGTGCAGACCGAAGACCCCGCGCCAGCCTGGCACGTGGGCGACAGCCGGCAGATTGCGCGGCGGCTGCCCGATGTCGAGGCCGACTTCCTGTTCTCGTGCCCGCCGTATGCGGACCTGGAACGGTATTCGGACGATCCGGCGGACCTGTCCACGATGGACTATCCGGCCTTCATGGAGGCCTACCGCGAGGTGATCGTCGGCGCCGTCAGCCTGCTGAAGCGTGACCGATTCGCCTGCTTCGTGGTCGGCGACGTGCGCGAGAAGCGCGGCACCGGCCCGTATCGGAATTTCGTGTCGGACACGATCGACGCGTTCATCGATGCCGGCATGCGGCTGTACAACGAAGCCATCCTGCTGACCGCGCTGGGCAGCGCGCCCATCCGCGCGGGCAAGCAGTTCGCAGCCAGCCGGAAGCTGGGCAAGGTGCACCAGAACGTCCTGGTGTTCGTGAAGGGCGACTGGAAGCGCGCCGTGGCGGCGTGCGGTGACGTGGTGCTGGCGGACGATCTGTTCCCCGATCCTGACGAGTGATACCCATGGCGGGACGCAAACCATTCGAGCCGACCGAAGAGGACCGCAGGCTGGTCAGCTCGCTGGCCGGGTTCGGTGCACCCCACGAGTACATCGCCAGCTGCATCGTGAACCCGCAGACGGGGAAGCCGATGACACCCAAGACGCTGCGGGTCCATTTCCGCGCCGAGCTGGATACGGCGAAGGACAAGACAAACGCCCTGGTGGCGCAGGCCTTGTTCAAGCAGGCCACCGGCACGGGCAAGGGCGCAGTCACTGCGGCCATCTTCTGGATGAAGACGCAGGCCGGCTGGAAGGAAACGCCGAAGCGCATCGAGCTGACAGGGGAAGACGGCGGGCCGGTCGAGCAACGAACCACCGTCGTCGATGAAAAACAGGTCGCAGCCGCTGTCGCGAAACTTGAAGACGAGTATTGACCCGTCCGTCGAGCGCGCCGTCCTGAAGGCGAAGTGCGAGCGCGATCACCTGTTTTTCAGCCGGTACTTCTTCAAGCACCGGCAGGGCATCAAGTTCCGCGTCAACTGGCACCACGTGCTGATCGCGGACACGGTGCAACGTGTCATCGATGGCGAGCTGAAGAACGTCGTCATCAACGTCCCGCCGGGCTCGTCGAAAACTGAGCTGGTGGCGATCAATCTGATCGCCCGGGGCCTGGCGGTGAACCCGCGCGCGCGGTTCCTGCACATCTCGTATTCGGATGACCTGGCGCTGCTGAACAGCGAGACGGCGCGCGAGATCGTGCAGTCAGACGAGTTCCAGGCGCTGTGGCCGCTGTCGATCGCTCCAGACGCGAAGTCGAAGAAGCGCTGGAATGTCATCGCCGACGGCAAGAAGGCCGGCGGTGTGTACGCGGTGTCGCTGGGCGGCCAGATCACGGGCTTCCGCGCGGGCCACATGACCGAGGGATGGCAGGGCGCCATCATCATCGACGACCCGCTGAAGGTCGAGGACGCGTACAGCAAGCCGAACCGCGACAAGGCGAACCGCAAGCTGCTGTCCACGGTGAAGAGCCGGAAGGCCAACCCGGACACGCCGATCATCGTGATCATGCAGCGGCTGGCCGAGGAAGACCCGACGGGCTTCATCAAGGCCGGCAAGGTGCCGGGCGACTGGGAATTCATTGAGATCCCGGCGCTGATTACCGACGAATATGTCGAGGCACTGCCCGAGCGCATCCGCACGCTGGTCGAGCACGGCGAGGCGGATGAAGACGGCCGGTTCAGCTACTGGCCCTACAAGGAACCGCTTGACGACCTGCTGGCCAGCGAGAAGGCTGACCGGTACGTGTTCAGCGGGCAGTACATGCAGCGCCCCAGCCCGCTGGGCGGCGGCATCATCCGCAGCGCCAACTTCGGTCGGTACACGGTGGCGCCCGAGCTGCACAAGCGCGTCATCTATGCCGACACGGCACAGAAGACCGCCGAGCGGAACGATTACAGCGTCCTGCAGTGCTGGGGGCATGGAAAGAACGGTCGGATCTACCTGCTCGACCAGATCCGGGGGAAGTGGCCGGCGCCCGAGCTGCGGCAGAAGGCCATCGATTTCTGGAACAAGCACCTGCCGTATGACTTCCACTTCGGCGCGGCGCTCGTGAAGATGCGTGTCGAGGACAAGGCCAGCGGCACTGGGCTGATCCAGGACATCCAGGCGTCGGGGACCATCCCCGTCGAGGGGATCGAGCGGCACCGCGACAAGCTGGTGCGCGTCATGGACGTGGTCAGCTACATCGATGCCGGTCTGGTGATGATTCCCGAGGCGGCCGAGTGGGTGAGCGATTTCACGCAGGAATGCGACGCCTTCACGCCTGACGACACGCACGCACACGATGACCAGATCGATCCGATGGTGGATGCGATCAATGACATGCTGGCCGGCGGCCGGTCGCTGGACATCTGGACCAAACTCGGACAGCAATGAACCGTAACCAACGCAAAGCGCAGATCCGTGCGCATCGGGCCGAGGTGGCTGCGTCCGCCAGTGCCAAGCGCTGGATGACCGGCGATAGCTTCCAGAACTTCGAGGCCCGTCTGGGCCTGGGCACCAACAACCAGGCGTCGCAGTTCAGCTACGGCTTCGACTTCATTTCGCGCAACCGCGTGCAGTTGGAGGCCATGTACCGCTCGAGCTGGATCGTTGGCCAGGCCGTCGACGTGGTTGCCGACGACATGACGCGCGCGGGCACTGAGATCGATGCTGAGCTGGACCCGTCTGACCAGAACAAGCTGAACGCCGCTTTCGAGCGGATGGGGCTCTGGGACCGCCTGAACGACACGATCAAGTGGGCGCGGCTCTATGGCGGTGCGCTGGCGGTGATGTTGATCGACGGGCAGAACCCGGCCACGCCACTGCGGCTGGAAAGCATCGGCAAGGATCAGTTCAAGGGCCTGTACGTGCTGGACCGCTGGCTGGTGCAGCCGTCGCTCGAGGACCTGGTCACCGAGATGGGCCCGGACACGGGGCAGCCGCGCTACTACGATGTGGTGGCGGACAGCATGGCGCTGAAGCGCCAGCGGATCCACTACAGCCGGGTGCTGCGCATCGACGGCGTGGATCTGCCGTATTGGCAAAAGATCGCCGAGAACCTTTGGGGGCAGTCGGTCATCGAGCGGTTGATTGACCGGCTTGTGGCGTTCGACAGCACCACCATTGGCGCCGCTCAGCTGGTCTACAAGGCCCATCTGCGCACGTACAAGGTCGACAAGCTGCGCGAGATCATCGCCATGGGCGGCCCGGCGATGGAAGCGCTGGTGAAGAACGTCGACTTCATCCGCCGGTACCAGTCGAATGAGGGGCTGACCCTGATCGACGCGGCAGACGAGCTGCAGACGGATTCCTACCAGTTCTCTGGGCTGGACAGCGTCCTGATGCAGTTCGGCCAACAGTTGTCTGGTGCTTTGGGCATCCCGCTGGTGCGCCTGTTCGGCCAGTCGCCGGCCGGCCTGAATAGCACCGGCGAATCGGACCTGCGGACCTACTACGACAACACGAAGCAGCAACAGGAACGGAAGCTGCGCGCGCCCGTCACGCGGCTGTATGAAGTGGTGATCCGGTCGGAACTGGGCAAACCGCCGCCGGAAGGCTTCGCCTACGGGTTCACGTCGCTGTGGCAGCTGTCCGACACCGAGAAGGCACAGAACGCCAAGACGGTGACAGAGGCCGTGACGCAGGCCTACGACGCGGACCTAGTCGACAAGCCGACAGCCATGAAGGAACTGCGCCAGTCGAGCCACAGTACCGGGGTGTTCACCAGCATCACGGACGATGCGATCGAGGACGCGGAGAACGAGCCGCCCCCGGTGCCGGAAATGGAACTGCCTGATGTTGATGACCCGAACAACGGACCGGAAGCGCCGGCGAAATCCGGTAAGAACAAGCGGACCGGAAAGGGTGTATCGGACGCAGCTCCGACAGGTCGCGCAGCAGGTGGGCGTGTTGGTCAATGGCTTTCCGCCTGGCGATCCCGGCGTCCTGCCTACGATTGAGCAGTTGCTGCAGCGGTACGCCGAGGCGCTGACGCCGTGGGCCGAGCGAGCCGCGGCCGAGATGCTGACCGAGGTGAACCGGCGGGACGAAAAGGCCTGGATGCAGTACTCGGCCGACCTGTCCCGCGCGCTGCGGCAGGAGATCCGGACGGCGCCGACCGGCGCCACCATGCAGGCCCTGATGGGCGAGCAGGTGACGCTGATCAAGTCCATCCCGCTGGATGCGGCCAAGCGCGTGCACAAGCTGACCATCGAGGGCATCGAGGACAGCACTAGGGCGTCGGAAGTCTCTAAGGCCATCCAGGTGTCGGGTGACGTGGCCAAGAGCCGCGCCGACCTGATTGCCCGGACGGAGGTGGCGCGCACCGCCTCGACGCTGACAGAGGCGCGGGCGCTACATGTCGGCTCGCCGGGGTACTTCTGGCGGACGTCCGGCGACGGCGACGTGCGCGAGTCGCATCGTGAAATGGAAGGGAAGTTCGTGGCCTGGAATGCCCCGCCCACGCTGGACGGCATGAAGGGCCACGCCGGCCAGTTCCCGAACTGCCGCTGCTACCCCGAGCCTGTGATTCCCGAGGACTAGACCATGCAAATCCAAACCACCGAGCACGAACTGGCTGAGATCCTGGCCGACTACCAGCGCGAGTATCGCGAGAAGCCCGCCAGCTTCTGGTCGTCCGAAGAGAACGCTGCGCACACCCCCGAGCAGTATGCGCTGGCGCGCAACATCGTCGATCGCATCACGGAACGGCGCACCGCCGGTAGGTGAAATGGCTCTTCGCTTCTACACCGTCCAGAAGCTGGGCCCGAAGCGCTCGCTGACGCCCGAGGGCTTCCTGCTGTGCGAGGAAGTGCCCGTGGCGCGCACTGGCGAGATGCTGTACGGCCCGGGCGAGGTGCCCGTCGAGCCCGGCCCTGACGGCCTGATCCGCATCAGTCGGACACCCGAAGAGGTGTTCCGTGCGGAGACGCTGGCCAGCTGCATCGGCAAGCCGGTGACGTTGGACCATCCGGACGACTTCGTCACGCCCGCCAATTTCGCCGCGCTCGGTAAGGGCGCGATGCTCAACCTGCGCCGCGGCACCGGCATCGCCGACGACCTGCTGGTCGCTGACCTGATGGTGACCGATCAGCAGGCCATCGATGCGATCCAGACGGACGGCATCGAAGAAGTCAGCCTTGGGTATGAGGCGGACTACGAACAGGTATCACCCGGCCGCGGGGTACAGCGGAACATCGTTGTCAACCACGTAGCCCTCGTCGAGCGCGGCCGGTGTGGCCCGCGCTGCGCGATCGGCGATAAGGAACCCGAAGACATGAAGACTTTTGACAGCAAGCCCAAGGGCAAGCGCACCGTGTGGGATCGCATCATGACGGCCTTCAAGGCCGGCGACGAAGCGGCCATGGCGGAGGCCCTGGAAGAGGCGAAGGCCAACGACGAGGAGTCCGAGGAAGAGCGCGAGGCGCGAGAGGCCAAGGAGAAGGAAGGCAGGACGGGCGACGCTCTCAGCCAGATCCTCAAGACTGTCAAGGCGCTGGACTCCCGTCTCGCCAAGATCGAGGCCCGCGACGAAGAGTCAGAAGAAGAGCGGAAGGCCCGCGAGGCGAAGGAGAAAGAGAGCAAGACCGGCGACGGCGGTGAAGAACTGACCGACCCGGGCACTGCCGCCACGATCAGCCAGGCCGAAGTCGATCTCTACACCGGCGACGCGGCGGCCAGCATCCCGTCGCGCGCTGAGATCCTGGCGCCGGGCATCAAGCTGCCGACCTTGGACGCCAAGATGGCGACCAAGGACCGCGCATCCGCACTATGCAAGTGCCAGCGCAAGGCGCTCGACCTGGCCTACCAGACCGAGGCGGGCAAGGCCGCCATCACGCCGTTCCTCGGCGGCCTGACGACCGATTTCGAGAGGCTGCCCGCCGCGCTCGTGCACGCCGCGTTCATGGGTGCCAGCGAACTGATCAAGGCACAGAACAACGGGCGCACGCACGACGGCGTAGCGAAGACCAAGGATTTCGGCAAGCCCCGCACGGCCGCCGACATCAACGCAGCCAACCGCAAGTACTGGGCCGACCGGTCCGCCAACTAAGGGAGTGCCACATGGGCAACGCAATCCTGTATCGCATGGCCTCGGGCATCCCCGGGGATATCTCGCGCCAGTCGCAGGCGACCGTCGAGTCGCAGATCCTGAACTCGGCGCTGCCGTTCCCCGGCTACGGGCTGTTCGGCAAGATCGCGGCGGGCAAGTTCGTGCCGATCGCCGGCGGTGACGCCGCCACGGCTGTGTATGGCCTGCTGGTCCGTCCGTACCCGACCACCGGCGGCGCCGGCTCGGAGCCGCTCGGCACGGCCACGCCTCCGACCACCGGCGTCGCGGACGTCATGCGCCGGGGCTACATGACCATCAAGAACAACGCCGGCACGCCGGCCATTGGTGGCCAGGTGTATGTGCGGGTTGCCGCAGCTGCCGCCGGCAAGCCGATCGGCGGCATCGAGGCGGCTGCGGACAGCACCAACACCATCGCGGTTGCTGGCGCCACGTTTATGAACGCTGGCGACGCGAACGGCAACGTCGAAATCGCCTACAACATCTAAGGGGCTACCCAGAATGAGCAAAATCATCCTCCCGCGCATGGCCGCGGCGGCTGCCATCGCCATGGTGAACGCCCCGGCGATCATCCGCGCCCGCACGCGCGACAGCATGCTGACCTTCGACAGCCGCACGATCGACAGCACGGGCGCCTTCCTGATCGGCGAGCTGGAACGCCTGGACCAGACGCTGCACGGCCCACTGGCCTCGGTGACCTGGTCGCGCGATATCGACCTGCGCGAGGACGTGTCTATCGCCGACGAGACGTCGTCGTTCACGAACTCCAGCTTCGCAGCTGCGGGCGGCGCTTCCCCGAATGGCAAGTCGTGGATCGGCAAGGACGCTTCGGCCATCGCTGGCATTGCGTTGGACATCGGCAAGACGGCCAGCCCGCTGACGCTGTGGGGCATGCAGATCGGCTGGACCATCCCCGAACTGGAATCCGCTCAGAAGCTGGGGCGCCCGGTGGACCAGCAAAAGTTCACCGGCATGCAGCTCAAGCACAACATGGACGTCGACGAGCAGGTGTACATCGGCGATACCGTACTGGGAGTCACCGGCCTGGTGAATGCGGCGACGGTCACCAACGTGTCGAACGCCGCCACCGGAACCTGGGCGACGGCCACGCCGGACCAGATCGTCGCGGACGTCAATGAGCTTCTGACGAGCGTGTGGGCGGCGTCCGCCTATGCGGTATGCCCGTCCGAGCTGCGCCTGCCGCCGGCCAAGTTCGGTCTGCTGGTCAGCCGCAAGGTCAGCGATGCAGGCAACATCAGCATCCTCGAGTACGTGAAGCAGAATACGATCTCGAACTCTATCAACGGCCGGCCGCTGAACATCCAGCCGCTGAAGTGGCTGTTCCAGCGCGGGGTCGCGAGCGCGGACCGCATGATGGCGTACACCAAGGAGCAGGACAAGGTTCGGTTCCCGCTGGTGCCGCTTCAGCGCACGCCGCTGGAATATCGCGACATCCGTCAGCTCACCACCTACTTCGGCCGGCTGGGCGTGGTCGAGGTGGTGTATCCCGAGCTGATCGGCTACCGCGACGGTATCTAAGGAGCGCGACATGCCGAAGATCTACGTTCGCAAGGCCTTCGTGCTCCAGCACGAGGGCGAGAAACACGAGTTCGCCGTGGGCAACCACACCGTGTCACCGGCGGTGGCCGAGCACTGGTTCGTGAAGGCCCATATCGGCGAGGAGCCGGCGGCGGGTGGGGAGGCCGGTGACCTGGCCGAGCAGCGGGCAGCCCTGGATTCCGCAGGCCAGTTCCTGGAAGGGAAGGCCAAGGAATTGAAGGAGCTGCAGGGCGTTCTCGAACTGCGCGCCGGCACGGTTGCCGACCGCGAGAAGGCAGCCGAGCAGCGCGAAGCCGACTTGAACGCCCGCGCCGAAGCGCTGGACACCCGCGAGGTGGCCATCGCCGAACGCGAAAAGGCGGCGGACGCTGCGGCCAAGCAGTCCAGCAAGAAGTAAGGGGGTATGATGCCTCGCGAGGGGCATCAGCCAACGACCTATGACACCTGAACAGTTCCGACAGGACTTTCCCGAGTTCGACGACGAGACGAAGTATCCGGACGCGACAGTGCAGTTCTGGCTGACGGTCTCGGTGTCGCTCGTCAATCCGTGCCGCTGGGGCGTCCTGACGGACCAGGGCATCGAGCTTTGTACCGCGCACCACCTCGTGCTGGCCGCGCGCGACGAAGCCACCGCCGCCGTCGGGGGCACGCCGGGACAGGTCACCGGCCCCCTCTCTTCCAAGGCAGTCGACAAGGTCAGCGCCAGTTATGACACGGGCGCGGCGACCATTGACGACGCCGGTATGTGGAACCTGACGACCTACGGCGTCCGGTACCTCACTCTCGCCAGAATGATGGGCGCAGGCGGCATGCAGCTGTAGCCGCGCTGGCCCATCGGGAGATCTCCCCATGGGCTTCATCAAGACGGACCGGCTCAAAGACGTCCTGCAGTCGATCAATGGCCTGGTCGACAAACAGGTGCTGGTGGGCATTCCCGACAGCACCGCAGGGCGCAAGGACGAGGGCGCGCCGCTCAGCAACGCGGAAATTGGATACATCCAGGAGAACGGGGCGCCGGAGATCAACCTACCTGCGCGCCCCTTCCTGGTGCCGGGCGTGGCCGCCGCGCAGCCGAAGACCCTGCCGCAGTTGCAGAAGGGAGTGGAAGCCGCGCTCGACGGCGACATCGATGGCGCGCAGCGGCGCATGGCAATGGCCGGCCATGTCGCGCAGTCGTCCGTACGGGGCCGCATCAACAGTGGTATCGGTCCGGCGCTGAGCGAGGCGACGCTGCGCAAGCGCGCGCGGCGCGGCAGGCAGGGGGCGAAAGAGGAGCTGGCGGCGCGCGCCGCTGGCCAACAGCCCAGCACTGAACTGGCCAAGCCGCTGATCGACACCGGTCAGCTACGCAACGCGGTCACCTATGTGATCCGCAAACGAAAATAGCCCATGGCACAACTCGACGTCGTCGACGTGCTGCTCGATCCGGATTTCATGGACACCGGCCTGGTGTGCAACCGGATGGCGCAGACTGTCGACGGGCACGGCCGCGCCCAGAATTTGCCCACGGCTACGCCGTTTGCCGCCGTGGTCACCAGCGACAAGGGCGACATCCTGCAGCGCGGCTCGGACGGCAGCCTGATCACTGGGTCGATCACGCTGCATACGCCGCTTCGGCTGAAGGACGGCAGCCCAGGGCAGGACGCCGACGAGGTGGTCTGGCAGGGGCGGACCTATACCGTGGTCAGCGTCAATGACTACAGCCACTTCGGGCGCGGCTTCGTGGCCGCCGTCTGCGACCTGAAACCACTTTCGGGGTAATCCATGGCAAACACCAGCGCCACCGGCGGCTACCTTGCGCCGACGGCGCCGGTGCCGCCAGACGACGAGGACCTCGACAACCTGTTGCAGGAACTGGTCGCAGGGGTGACAGGCTTGCCCGGGGAGATGGTGCGGCCGCGCTGGCAGCCGACCGTCCCGAAGCAGCCAGAGCCAACCGAGAGCTGGTGCGCGATGGGCGTCACCGTGCAGGCGAACGACTCAGGCCCTGCCATCCAGCATGACCCGGCCGGCGATGGCAGTGACACGTACACCCGGCATCAGCAGATCGACCTGATGTGCTCGTTCTACGGGCCGAGCGCCAAGGGGTACGCCCAGCGCCTGGCCGACAGCATGTCCATTCCGCAGAACAGCGAGCAGCTGGCGCTGAACGGGATGAAGTTCGTTAGCGCGAGCGACATCCAACCCGCACCGGCGCTCATCAACCAGCAGTGGAATCGGCGGTACGACTTGACGTTGACCCTGCGCCGCAAGATTACCCGGACCTATCCTGTGCTCAATCTGATAGAGGCGGTCTTTGATCTCAGAGATGGTGGAGGCTAGAGCGATGCGTCTGCAGTAGGCGCAGTATGGCCAAGGAGCCTCCGCAGATCAGTTTCAAGGGAAGCCCGAGCTTTTGGGACTTCGTCCCTGATCAGATGCCAGGCCGCGACCTGCTGTTCGAGTTTTTCCCTGTGAGCATGATCGGGAAGATACGCATCATCCAGCCGGAGGTACGTCCCGAATCGAATAAGGGTCGAACGGATATCACCAAAGATGGAGTCAATAGTCGAGCAGGTCTCCGCAGGCAGATAGAGCTTGTGAACGTCGAAGTAGCGCTAGAAGTCCACTAGTTTGTTGTGAGCGATGTTGTACTTCTCCGTCACAGGCTTATCGCCGGCCACCTGTAGTGGGGCTACTACTGCTTCAACATCCCACAGCGCTTCGACGAGAAGTCGGTAAGCCTCCGCAATCACATCGGCGCGTCGCTCATGAAGCTTGGTGAATCGAACGTGATGCTCGCTGGCGTGCAGTTGTAGTTCGCTTTTAAGCCGTTCAGCAGCGGCGTCGTACTTTCCTTTCAGCTCTAGTTCGAACTGCTTTGACTCCTGATTCAAATCTGATTCGTGCCGCTTCATCTCTTTCGCTAGCCACTGCGAAAGGAGTGACTTTGTGAGGTATGCAAAGGCACCAATCAGCAAAGTTTGCCCGCCAATGGCGACGATGACTGCTTCTAAAAGTCCCATAACCGTGTGCTGTAGTGGATATCGGCCGCAGTTTATTACACGACGCCGGGCAGATGCCGGCACTCAACCTAGGGGAATCCTATGTCCAACGGACTGCCGGTATCGCGGCTGATCAATGTCACCATCAACATGTCGCCGCTGGCGGCCCAAGGCGCCAACCTCAACAATGAGGTGATCCTGGGCGCCTCGCCGGTGATCGACACCAACGAACGCGTGCGCTCGTACGGAACCATCGACGCCGTGGGCAGCGACTTTGGCAACACCGCGCCGGAATACCTGGCCGCGCTGCTGTACTTCCAGCAGACGCCCCAGCCGTCGCAGCTCAATATCGGCCGCTGGGCGAAGACCGCTACGGCCGGCTCGCTGCGCGGCGCAGCGCTGTCCGTCGCCCAGAAGGACATCACGGTCTGGAAGGCGGTCACGGCCGGCTCGTTCAAGGTCACGATTGACGCGACCGTGAAGACCGTGTCCGCGCTGGACTTCTCGGGCGTGACCAACCTGAACGGTGTGGCCACGATCATCCAGACCGCACTGGCCGGCGCCACTTGCGTCTGGAACGGCACGCAGTTCGTGATCGCCTCGCCGACCACGGGCACCAGTTCGAAGGTCAGCTATGCCACGCCGACTGGCTCTGGCACCGACATCTCGGCCATGCTGGGCATGACCAGCGGCCTGGCCTCGGTACCGGTCGACGGCATCTTGGCCGAAGCCCCGGAGGCGTGCGTGAACCTCTTCCTGGACCGTTTCGCAAACAAGTTCCTCGGTATCCAGTTCGCTGACACGTCGCTGACGAACGACCAGCACGTCGCCGTGGCAGACCTGATTGAGGCGGATCAGCGCCACATCTACGGCGCCACCACGCAGGAACCGCAGGCGCTGGACGGTACCGCGACGACGGACCTGCTGTCCCGGTTCAAGGCCAAGGGCTACAAGTACTCGTTCGCGCAGTACTCGAGCAACAGCCCGTACGCCGCGGCGTCGCTGTTCGGCCGCTTGCTGACCACCAATTTCAACGGCAACAACACGACGATCACCCTGATGTACAAGCAGGAGCCGGGCATCGTGCCGGAGACCCTGTCGAGCAGCCAGGCCAACGTGTTGCAGGACAAGCGGGGCAACGTGTTCGTGGAGTACGACAACGACACGGCAATCGTGCAGTACGGCGTGACGCCCAGCGGCATCTTCATCGACTCCATCTACAACTCGATCTGGTTCCAGAACCGCATCCAGACCGATGTGTACAACCTGCTGTACCAGAGCAAGACGAAGGTCCCGCAGACTGACGCGGGCAACGCGCTGATCGCCAACAAGATCGAGGAAGCCTGTGTGGCCGCAGTCAATAACGGCTATCTGGCCCCGGGCGTCTGGAACTCGGACGGATTCGGCGCGCTGCAGCAGGGCGACACGCTGTCCAAGGGCTACTACGTCTATGCGCCGCCGATCGCGCTTCAGTCGCAGGCCGACCGTGAAGAGCGCAAGTCGGTCGCATTCCAGGTCGCGGCGAAGGAAGCCGGCGCCATCCATACCGTTGACATCCTGGTCAACGTGAACCGCTGATAGGGGAAAGAGACCATGCAAGGCGGCACCTATTCGTTTATCGATGTCCAGGCGTCCATTACCGGGCCGGGCGGCTCGTTCTCGCTCGGCTATGGCGAGGCCACGGCTGAAGAAGGCATCACCGTTGCCATGGCGAACGACAAAAACGCCATGGCGGTGGGCTCGGACGGCAGCGTGCAGCACAGCCTGCGCGCTGACAGCTCTGGCCAGATCACGGCACGCTATCTGAAGACGGCGCCCATCAACCGCACGCTCATGGCGCTGTACAACGCCCAGAAGCTCGACAGTCGGCTGTGGGGCAAGAACGTCATCACCGTGACCCAGTCGGTCTCCGGAGATGCCATCGCCGGCATCTTCTGTGCGTTCAAGAAGGTGCCGGACCTGACCTATGCCACCGAGGGCGGCACCGTCGAGTGGGTATTCGACGCCGGCCGAATCGAAGGCATGCTGGGGACCTACTGACCATGCGCCGTGAAATCCAACTCGGCGGCAACGCCTATTCGATCGGGCGTCTGACCGCGAAGCAGCAGTTCCACGTGTCGCGCCGCATCGCGCCGATCATCCCGGCGCTGATCCCGGTGTTCATGAAGCTGGCGAAGACGAGCGGCGGCGCGGCCGGCGCGATGGGCGCACTCACCAACGACCTCGACGGATTCAGCCAGGCCCTCCAGCCGTTCGCCGACGCGCTGGCCGCCATGAACGACGCCGATGCCGACTACGTCATGGACAACTGCCTGACCGCTGTGCAACGCCGGCAGGAGACTGGCTGGTCGTTCGTCGTTTCCCCCGGGCAGAAGGACCTGATGTTCCAGGACATGGACATGGGCGTGATCCTGCCGCTGGTGGTGCAGGTCATCGTGGCCAACCTCGGGCCTTTTATTCAAGGGCTGCTTACAAGCCAAGCGAGCAGCCCGGAACCGGCGGTACAGGCTGGCTGAGGCACCTTCCGAACGGCGAGGAATTCCTGCTCGCGCCGGTTAAGGCCCAGATGTGCAAGTACGAGTCTCTGCTCGACGGCACGCTGGGCCTTGAAGACATCGCGCTGATGAATGACTTCCTCATGATGGAAGCTGATAACCAGGCGGCCGCGCGCCGCATCTTGGAACAGCAGAGCAATGGCCCAAAGCACCGTCATCCGTGAATTTCTTGTCGCCCTGGGCTTCAAAGTCGACGAGAAGGGCCTGAAGAGGTTCAACGACGGCGTTGAACAGGCCACGAAGGGCGTCAAGCAGCTGGTGACGACCATCTCCGCATCGGCCCTGGCCGTCAGCGTGGGCGTGTCGGCGCTGGCGTCGAAGCTGGAGAACCTGTATTTCGTCTCGAAGCGCACCGGCGCGGCGGCCACCAGCCTGAAGGCGTTTGACTTCGCTGCGCGGAATCTGGGCATCTCGACCGAGACGGCCTTCGGCGCGGTGGAGAGCCTGGCCAAGTTCCTGCGGAACAACCCGGCCGGCGAGGGATACCTGGCCACGCTGGGCGTGCAGACGCGCAACGCGAATGGCGAGCTGCGCGACACGGTCGACATCCTGTCCGACCTCGGCGCGCAACTGGCAAAGCAGCCGACCTGGCTGGCCAGCCAGTACGGAAGCGTACTCGGCATCGACGAGAACCTGCTGCTGGCCATGCGCGATGGCGATTTCGCCAAGTTCATGCAGCAGTACCGGGAGATGTCCCGGAAAAACGGTCTGGACAAGGCGGCCGAGGACGCGCACCAGTTCATGGTCGCTCTGCGAGGCTTGGGCACCACGTTCGAGAACTTCGGCATCAAGGTGGAGGGCGCGCTGCTGCGCAAGGTGGGGCCGCAGCTCGATCGCTTCCAGAAGTGGTTCGAAGACCATTCGGACGAGATCGCTGATCGTGCCGCAGACATTGCCGCCGCGATCTTGGCCGCAGCCACTGCGCTCGGCCCGCCCCTGTCGTGGCTGGTCGACCAGTTCATCGAGCTGGACAAGGCCACGGACGGCTGGTCGACAAAGATCATGCTGTTGGTTGGCGCTTTCGGCGCGCTGGGCGGCTTCAAGATCGTCAGCGGCATCTGGAAGATGGTCGCGGCGGTGCGCGCGCTGGGCGCGGCCAATGCCGCAGCGGCGGCTGCCGGCGGCGCTTCTGCTGCTGGGGGTGCCGCCGGTGCTGGCGCTGCTGCTGGCGCGGGCGCTGGGTGGCTGGCGCGCTTCCTGCCGTGGGCGGCCCGGATCGGCGGCGCCGCCGCGTTGCTCTTCCACAGCGGCGGCCTGAACAACGGCGAGGATGCGGAGCTGGCGCGCCGGCGTGGCGCCGCAAGGCAGCCAGCGGGCTCGGGGAATGCCGGAGTCGATGCGGTCTCGTTCTTCCAGCGGATGGGGTGGTCTCCTGAACAAGCCGCCGGCATCGTAGCCAACTTGCAGCGTGAAAGCACCAGCGGCCTGAACCACCAAGCCGTCGGCGACAACGGCCGTGCCTATGGCGTCGCGCAATGGCACCCAGACCGTCAGGCGAATTTCAAGGCGTGGGCCGGAAAGGACATCCGGGACTCGTCCCTGATGGAGCAGCTGCAGTTCGTGAACTACGAGTTGACGCAGGGTGCAGAGGCACGGGCTGGGCAACTGCTACGCGCGGCACAGAACGCCCAGCAGGCGGGCGAGATCGTGTCGCGGTACTACGAGCGGCCTGGCGTTGAGGAAGCAGTCAAGGCACGTGAAGCGGCCTTGCGCGGACGTTCGGCTGCTGAATTGCACCAGCAGACCACCATCAATCTGTATGGCGTGTCAGACCCGGCGGCAGCCGGGCGCGCAGTCAACGAAGGGCAGCGCCAGGTGAATGACGACATGGTGCGCAACATGCAGGGGGCAATCTCGTGAGTTTCCTCGACATCATCACCTTGGTGCCGAAGACCATTGGCCCGTTGAAGATCGGCTGCACGTTTGAGGAAGCGCACCAGGACGAGCTGCAGATCACTGAGCATCCGGTCGAGAAGGGCGCCCAGATCAACGACCATGCGTTCAAGCTGCAGCCCGAAGTGACGATCCAATGCGGCTGGTCGAATGCCGACCTGGCCGCGCTGATCGGCACGCTGGAATCGATCTTCACGGGGGGTGGCCTGCCGTCGGCGGACTACATCAGCACGGTGTATTCGCAGCTGCTGGCGCTGCAGGAGACGCGCCAACCCTTCGACGTCGTGACGTCGATGCGCATGTACCGCGACATGCTGTTCAAGTCGCTGCGCGTGGTGAAGGACCAGAAGACCGGCGAGGCGTTGAGCGTTACGGCCACGCTGAAGCAGATCCGGATCGTGCAGACGCAGGCGACCCGTCTGCCGCCCAAGGAAGATCAGGCTGACCCGAAGGCCACGGCCGAGACCCAGAACACCGGCACCAAGGCCGCGATGCCGGCCACGCCGGCGCCAGGCGGTTCGGTGCAACCGACGAGCATGTGATGGCGACCTTCTATGAGATCCCCCTGACGCCGGATCCACAGCGGTTCACGGTGACGCTGAGCGGCGTGGACTATCGGATGACGGTGCAATACCGCGACGCAGGCGGCGCAGGCTGGGTGCTGGACATCGCCGACGCGACCAATCAGCCGCTCGTGAGCGGCGTTCCGCTGGTCACTGGCGCGGACTTGCTGGGGCAATATCGTCACCTCGACTTCGGCGGGCGGCTGTGGGTACAGGGCGCGGCTAATCCCGACGACGTGCCCACGTTTGATGACCTGGGCATTGGCTCGCATGTTTTCTGGGTGACGGACTGATGGGAACCAAGCAATATGGCCGGAAGGTCTCCATCCTGGTCGGCCGGTCCGGCGGTGCCGCGACCGAGCTGTCGGAGCTGCGGTGCGTGTTCAAGATCAGTCGCGGCGACCTGCAGACGCCAAACTCGGCCCGTGTGAGGGTGTACAACGTCTCCGAGAACACCAAACAGCGGATCGAGAAGGAGTTCACGCGCATCGTGGTGCAGGGCGGCTACGAAGGAAATTTCGGCATCCTGTTCGACGGCAGCATCAAACAGGTAAGACGCGGCCGGGAAAGCCAGACGGACACGTATCTGGACATCACCGCAGCGGACGGCGATTCAGCGTACAACTTCGCGGTGGTGAACACGACGCTGGCCGCCGGCTCGACACCGGCCGACCATGTCGCGGCGGCCTGCACGGCCATGAACCCGTACGGCGTGACGCAGGGATACACGCTGGAACTGCCGAAGAATCCGCTGCCTCGCGGGAAAGTGATGTTCGGCATGGCCAGGGACTTCATGCGCTGGACGGCCCGCACGCAGCAGGCGGTTTGGAGTATTCAGGACGGGAAGGCCATCCTGGTGCCTGAGACGTCGTACATGCCCGGTGACATCCCTGTGATCACCGCGGAGACCGGCATGGTGGGGATGCCGGTGCAGAGCCAGAATGGCATCACCATCAAGATGCTGCTGAACCCCAGCGTGAGGATTGGGCGGCTGATCCACATCGACAATGCCAGCGTGCAACGGTACGAGTACAGCCTGAACGTGGGGCAGCAGGCACAGAACGAGCGAATCGAGAAACAGGCAAAGCTGCAGGACGACGGGTTCTACTACGTGATGTTTGCCGAGCACTCCGGTGATACGCGCGGAAATGAATACTACACAGACGTGATCTGCCTGGCAGCGGACGTGACCGACCTGCCAAATTTCTTCATTGACAAGGCCGCCGTGCCCCCAGAGAACGTCATCGTAGTAAAGAAGTTCGGCTAGTGCAGCGCCCTGTGATACTCGTTCACGTTCTTCATGAACTCGTCGCGTGACATAGCTGGCCTGATGAACTGAGCCGAGCCATCGGGCTGAATTTTTGTCTCGGCGTAGTTGAGCAATGACTCCCTCCGCGAGTCGCCGAACTTGGTCACGATGATCACTGCATCTTTCGTTGGGGTAACGAGCTTGCCCCAGCACGCTGGTACCAGCCCGCGTCCATACAGCGATTCGGCGGCGCGCAAATCTTGGGCGCCGCTAAGGGGCAGCGCGCACGGTGTATCGCGGTAGAGGATAGCAACCATTGCCGCGCGAGGGATCAGCTCATCGATCGGCGTTGCAAAAATGTAGGCAGTTCTGCCCACCGTGGCCCGATCGAATGAGCGCATCTTGATTTCTGCAGACTCGATGCTTTCCTGCCGTTGGCGCGTCTCATAGGAAACGGACGGCGCTGTCTTCGCAGCTTCGTAAGCGCGCAACTCGCAGATCGGGCGCTGCTGTGATCTCTTGAGTCTGATCACACAATCTGCAGCGACTTCTATAAGCGGCAAGTCGCGAAATTCAGTCAGGCCCGTAACCGGCGCTGGCTTGATGGTCAATCCCTGTGGAAACCGTGGATCGGATTGGGTTGGCATCAGGGAAAAGGTCTCAATCTCCGCGACCCTTCCGTTTGCTACGCCGTACCCCCTGGTTGACTTGACGATTCCGACAATGGTCATGGCCTCTCCATCTGCCAGTTGCTCTGCATTGGCGACCGCGGGAACGGCCATTGCAACGATCAGTACCAGCTTCTTCATAACAATCCCATGGACAGACGAGAGAGAGTAGGTGACCCCGAAACAGCCCTTCGGGAAGCGTTGGATGGGATGCGTGCTGGGATCTGGACGGCACTCCCCGGAATCATCCAGTCGTTCAACCCCATGGCCATGACCTGCGAGGTGCAGCCCTGCATCAAGGTCAAGGTGCGCCAGCAGGACGGGACAACCGTCTCAGTGTCCCTGCCGCTGCTGGTGGACTGCCCGGTGCAGTTCCCATCTGGCGGGAATTGTAGTCTGACCTTCCCCGTTGCTCCAGACGACGAATGCCTCGTCGTTTTTGCGTCACGCTGTATCGACGGTTGGTGGCAGTCTGGTGGGGTGCAGGAGCAGGCGGAAATCCGGATGCACGACCTGTCGGACGGGTTCGTGCTCCTGGGATTCCGGTCACGGCCGCGGGCGTTGACGGGCGTGAGCACCACCGCGACTCAGCTCCGGTCGGAGGATGGTTCGACGTACATCGAGATGAATCCGACCTTGCAAAAGGTCAAGATCGTTGCGCCTGGCGGGTTCGACGTCGTCGCACCGCTGTCCACCTTCTCGGCTGCCGTGACGGTCACGGGGCTCCTGACGTTCGTCGGCGGCCTAGTAGGCAGCGCTGTGAGCGGGGCCGCCGCTGTGTTCAACGGGGTGCTGAACGTCATCGGGCAGATCACCGCGAACGGAAAGCGCGTGGACGACACCCATACCCACAACGGCGTGCAGCCGGGCAGCGGTAATAGCGGCAACGTCAACTAGCCAAGATTGGCAAATTCACCGAAGTACTTTCTCGCGGCTTCGGCGTATGCAGTGCTGGCGAGTTCAGGGGATGTGAACCGGCCAAGGTGAATTTTGCGGCGGTCCACGCAGATGTATGCCTGCCAATTACCACGCGCAGCATCGTAGTAGACGCCCTTTCTGCGCGACTGGCTGTGCGATTTGAGGCGAATGTTCCGCTTGTTTTCCTTCTGCGTGCATAGGCGCATGTTCGATCGACAATTGTTCAGAGTGTTGCCGTCGATGTGGTCGACCTGTGTCCGATCACCCAACTGCAGCCCCATGATTTGTCTGTGCATAAGCACGGTGGATCGTTTCGGGCCATAGACAGAGCGAGCCGCATACCCGTGGCTGGCAACGTGCCATGAAAATTTGGCGAGTTCTTCGTAGTCGTCATCGTCGACGAGGATTCGTTGTCCCTTGCTAGTTTCGATGATCTTCATGATCTGATTCCCGAGGCATCAAAATGCGTTATCGAAAGCTATCTCAGGATGGTGACTATACATTCGGAAATCAAGCGGCCGACTTTTACAAGGACGTGCCCGAAGCGGTTGGCCAAGCCGTGCTCACGCGGCTGCGACTGCTGCGCGGCGAGTGGTTCCTCGACAAGACCGAGGGCATGCCATGGAGTACGGAGGTCCTTGGCAAGTACACAAATGGCACCTACGACGCGGCGATCCGCCAGCGGATCCTGGGCACGCAGGGCGTGCAGCAGATCACGGCGTATTCCAGCTCGGTCGATACCGAGAGGCGGGCGCTGACCGTGACTGTGACGATCAACACCATCTACGGCACCACCACCGTTGAGGCGACTCTGTAATGGCAATCACCACGACCGCACCGACGATCGATGCCAGCGGCATCACGGCGCCCACGTACGCCGAAGTGCTGGATTACCTGCAGGACCAGTACCGAGCAATCTACGGGCCTGACGTCTACCTTGAGGCGGATAGCCAGGATGGCCAGCTTCTCGCGGTTTTCGCTTCGGCGATCAATGATGCCAACGCTGTCGCGGTTGCCGTATATCGATCGTTCAGCCCGGCGACGGCGCAGGGCGATGCCCTGTCCAGTAGCGTGAAGATCAATGGCATCGGGCGCAAGGCCGCGTCCTTCTCGACCGCTGACCTACTGATAATCGGGCAAGCCGGCACCACCATCACCAACGGCATTGCCACGGACACGAACAAGAACAAGTGGACGCTTCCGACGAGCGTGACCATCCCGCCGTCCGGCGAAATCACCGCCACGGGCACGTGCGTGTCGATCGGCGCCATTGCAGCAGCTGCTGGAACTATTACCCAAATCAGCACGCCTACACGCGGTTGGCAATCTGTCACGAATCTCAGTGACGCGGCCGAAGGGGCGCCGGTCGAGAAGGATGCCGCGCTGCGTCAGCGACAGGCGGTGTCGACGGCGTTGCCGTCGCGGACCGTGCTGGACGGCATCATCGGGGCTGTTTCGAACGTCGCGGGTGTGACGCGCCTCGCACCCTACGAGAACGACACGGCCGCGACTGACTCGCACGGCTTGCCGGCGCACTCGATGTCGCTGGTGGTCGAGGGCGGTGACTCAACGGCCATCGCCAATGCGATCGCCAAGAAGAAGACGCCTGGGTCTCCGACGTATGGGACCACATCGATCATTGTCCAGGACGTCTACGGACGACCCATAACAATCAACTATTTTCGGCCCACCTACGACTCGATAACGTCTGCCGTCACCATCAAGGCGCTTTCCGGTTACACCACTGCGGTCGGAGATGCTATCAAGCAGGCTGTTTCCGACTATATCAACGGGGTGGATATTGGCGGCGGTGAGTCGGGTAGCGTCGAGTGGGCTGACGCTATCACGGCCGCCAATGGCGTCGGCGGAGGCACCAGGTTCAAGCTGACCGGCCTGACCCTGAGCGGGCCTGGCGGGGCCGGCGCGCCCGATGTGCCGTTGGCATTCAACCATGCCGCTTCCTGCACGCCGGCGGCAGTAACGCTGACGGTGACGTGATATGGCGGACATCACCAAGTACACCGGGCGGATCACCAGCGAGCACAGCCAGCAGCCGGACTTCATGGCCGTGGTTGAGGCACTGGCCCAGCCGATGGTCGACCTGCAAAACCTGCTGCTGGGGATGCCGGGCAGGTTCGACCTCGACACGGCCGTCGACGCGCAGCTCGACGATGTCGGCCTGTGGGTAGGCATCTCGCGCAACGTTCCGGTGCCGTTGACCGATGTCTATTTCTCGCTGGACACCGACGGACTCGGCTTCGATCAGGGCAACTGGAAGGGACCATTCGACCCGGACACCGGATTGACGCGGCTGGACAACGAAACCTATCGACTGGTGCTGCGCGCGAAGATCGGCGCGAACCACTGGGACGGCACGCTGGAATCGTCGAAGGCGATCTTAGATTCGATCTTCAACGGGGACACCTTCGTCTTCATCCAGGACAACCAGGACATGTCGATGACCATCGGCATATCCGGCGTCATCCCGTCTGCCGTTTTCCTCGCGCTGCTGGCCAACGGCCTGATTCCGCTGAAGCCGGAAGGCGTGCAGATCAACATCGTCATCGTGACGTCGGTGGACGGGAATCCGATCTTCGGCTTCGACATGAGCAACGACCTAGTCGCCGGTTTCGACACCGGCGCCTGGGGCACACCCCTGTAAAAGGCACACATGGCAAACGATTTTCTCGTCTTTGGTGGCGCTGCCGGCGCCAACGTTATCAACCAGGTCAGCTACTCGGGTCTGGCCGCGCGCACCGCGGGCTTTTCTTCCGGCGTCGCGCAGTCCGCTCAGCTCAACAAGGTATGGCGCCAGTCGAGCATCATGGCGTCCGTGCTGGCTCAGTTCATCTCGGACCAGACCGGTCAGGACGCGGTCGACGATGGGACGATCACCACGCTGCTGGCGAACCTCAAGGCGGCCAGCTTGGCGATGCACGGACAGTGTCGTCTGGTGAAGTCAGGCGCCAATCTGCTGCTGCAGCCGTACAACGGAAATCGACTGATCATCGGCGGTATCCCACGTGTCGTCCCTGCCGCCGGCATTTCGCTGGCGCCGACCGGGCTTACTCCGAACACGCTTTACTACGTGTACGCGTACATGAACGGGGCTGCCATGGCTCTGGAGGCGTCGACTACGGGTCATTCGACGGACGCGACCACCGGCGTGGAGATCAGGACCGGTGACGCGTCGAGGACGCTGGTGGGGATGGCGTACGTCAGCACTGGCACGGCATTCGCAGATAACTATCAGCAACGCCATGTGGCGAGTTGGTTCAATCGACGGACCATCCTAGGGGCCGGTAATTTCACGACCGGACGATCGACCAGCTCGAACACTCCGACGGAACTCAACGCTGAGATTCGCAACAGCTTCGTGTGTTGGGGAGACGAGGGGGTCGTCATCAACGCCTACGGGATCGTTACGTTGGCCGGGTCCCCGGGGCAGCAGGCCTCCACCGGCATCGCGGTGGACAGCACGAGCGTGCTTTACGATGCGTCGATCCAGTATCAGCGCGACACAAACAGCAACATCGGAACGGCCACGATCGGAACCTCGGCGCTGCTTTCAGAGGGATTCCATTTCGCCACGCTGCTCGGATATGTCAGCGCGTCGAACGCAACGTGGAGCGCCAACAACTTCCTGAAGACCCAGATTCGCGGCTAAGGAGCGTCAAGCATGAAGAATATCGGCGAGCACTTTGCACAAGAAATCGAAGCGGCGGGGCTTACCGGCCTGCCGTTTTCATGGGGTGACGACGGGAAAATCGAGTTTGGAGATTCCCTCACTCAAGCACAGGTCGACAGCATCGTCGCCCTGTACGATGCCCATGATCCGCACGCGCAGCCTTCACTGTAAAAGCTGTGCGGTCATGATTAGGCCGTCGGGATTAACCGGTTTTGGCAGCGCCGCCGGCCTTGCCAGTCCTTCTCGACCGAACATTAGGCAGTTGGGAGATACTTGTGCCAATTTGTCTACATCCGCCGCATGGAGTAACTGTTCAAGAAGTTCTTTCCCAAGCCATGATCGGTGGTCTGCGTATAATCCCTGACACAAAAATCGACATATTTGATACATGGGATCAGATAACAAGCCCCGCGAAAACTCTTTTGATGCCATCCGGCTCATTGCGGCACTTTTTGTCTTTCACAGCCACCAATTCGTGCTGAGCGGCCGCCCAGAGGATCATGTTCCATGGCTGAACACATCGCTCTCAGGCATCGGCGTGGCGACCTTCTTCGCTATCAGCGGATACCTGGTGACGAAGAGCGCTGTGCGAAACCCAAACCTCCTGTCGTTTTACTGGAACCGGGTTGTCCGGATCATGCCCGGGCTGACGGCCAATGTGTTGTTCTTGCTTGCCATCGGCGCGGCCGTGACGACACTGCCCCTCAGCGAGTTCTTACGATCGCCGGTGACACTAGAGTTCCTGCACAACAACCTCCTGCTCGCCTTCAACGACCCTCGGTACGTGCTTCCTGGCGCGTTCGAGGGCAATGTGGAGCGCGGGCTGAACGGGTCCCTCTGGACGCTGCCATATGAGATCGCGCTGTACATTGTCATGGGGCTTGTCTTGTGCGCGGCCCGATCGAAGCCCGCGCGGCTCACCGTTGCGATGATCGGTTTCGGGGTCTGCTTCACGATCTTGGTCGTGAAGACGCAGGTGCCGAGTTTTAGTTACGTGCTGGACGTTTGGAATGTGCTGCTGGTCGAGATGTTTGGCATCAGCGGAATGATGTTCATGCTTGGAATCCTGATCGCGCTGGCTGATGATCTGCGGCATTCGTTCATGATCTCGGCTGCCGCCGCGTTCGTGCTGTATTGGGGCATCCCACAATTGGCCGGCGCTTACATCTTTCTCGCTGCAACGGTGATTCTGATCGGGGAGTCACCGTACCTGAAACTGCCGAAGTTTCTCGGTGATTGCTCATATGGGCTCTACCTCTACGGCTTCCCTGTTCAGCAGTTGCTCGTGCACCTCTGGGGACGAGAACATTTTTGGGCGCGCTATGCAGTCGGCCTGATGATTTGTTTCGCATTGGCGATCCTCTCATGGAAGTTGCTTGAGCGGCCTGCGTTGCATTATCTGAAGTGGAAGCCGAAGCCTAGAGTTTCACGAGAACCGCTGCCGGGACAGCCGGCTCACCCAGCCTGACCTACACCAACCGCCTCCGGGCGGTTTTTTTACGCCCGCCGCGCGCGGGCTTTTTCATTTCCGGGGAACGTATGCGGCAAATCAATCCTGCCGAGGCATCGAGCTATGCGGGCAGCGTGGTGGCTGTCCTGTCCTCGCTCACGCTGACTGACATCGGCATCATCGTGGGCATCGTCACGGCGCTGGCCACCTTTGGCCTCAACGCCTTCTATTTGCGGCGAAAGGATGTCCGCGACGAGGAGGAGCACCTCGCACGCATGCACGTGCTGGAGGAGGCGGCCCATGAATAGG